GTTCGACTCGATCACCGCCGTCATCGAAGGCCGCGCGACCAAGGACCAGGAGGAGTACTCGATCGCGGGCCGCAGCCTGAAACGCACGCCGATCGAGGATCTTCTGGTACTGCGCGACAGGTTCCGCACGGAGGTGCTGAACGAGGAGGCGGCCGCGGGCATTTCCGCCGGCCAGGGCAACCCGCGCAACTTCGGAGTGAGGTTCAACCGTGTTTAAGAACCTGCGCAAGACCATCGCCAGGGCGATCGCGCCGGCCAGGCCGCGCATGTCGCCGCTCGATCGGGCGGTGATGAAGGCGCTGCGCGAGCCCACGGCGAAGCCGTCGTATGAAGTGAAGCCCGGCGCCCACGGCGCACGACACGACACGCGCATGTACCAGGCCGCGCGCGCCTCGCGCCTGACCGCGGGTTTCGGGACCTCGACGACCTCGGCCGACTCGGAGCTCGTCTCGAGCCTCACCAACCTGCGCAATCGCAGCCGCGCACTGGTGCGCGATGCATCCTACGCCAAGCGCGCCAAGGTGATCGTGCAGAACAACGTCATCGGCTCGGGCATCGGCATGCAGGCGCAGGTGATGTCCACGCGCGACGAGCTGCGCGAGAACGTCAACGACGCGATCGAGGAGGCCTGGCGCGAGTGGTGCTGCGCCGAGTATTGCCATACCGGCGGCACGCTGCATTTCGCGGATTTCGAGCGCGCGCTGATGGGCCAGGTGTTCGAGGCTGGCGAGGTGTTCGTGCGCAAGCACTACCACTCCTTCGGCGGCTCTGAAGTCCCGTTCGCGCTCGAGCTGATCGAGTCCGAGCGCGTCGCGGACGAGTTCATGAGCGGTGCGCCTGCGGCGGAAGTGGCGCCCGGCGCGATCGTCAAGATGGGGATCGAGCAGGACCGCCACGGGCGCCCGCTCGCCTACTGGGTGCGGCGGCGGCATCCGGGCGAACTGCGCTTCATCCAGGGCGAGACCGACATGGTCGAGCGCGTGCCGGCGGACCAGATCGTGCACCTGCGCCTGGTGGACCGCTGGCCTCAGACTCGCGGGGAGCCGTGGCTGCACGCGGTCGCGCGGAAGTTGAACGATATGGACGGCTATTCCGAGGCCGAGATCGTCGCGGCGCGCGGGGCGGCGTCCTACGTCTTCACGATCGAGACGCCGGACGACAACTCGCCGCTCGCCGGCCAGACTGCTACCGGCGCGGATGCCGGAGCGAGCGTGTCGAAAGAGGTTGTCGTTGAGCCGGGAATGGGCGTGCGCATGGCGCCTGGGGAAGAGTGGAAAACCCACGCGCCGAACCGCCCGAACACCGCGCTCGACCCGTTCATGCGCTACATGCTGCGCGAAGTCGCCGCCGGCGCCGGCGTCAGCTATGAAAGTCTGTCGCGGGACTACTCGCAGTCGAACTACTCCTCGAGCCGCCTCGCGCTCCTGGACGACCGCGACCTGTGGAAGATGCTGCAGCAATGGTTCATCCGCAATTTCCGGTTTCCGTTGCACAAGCAATGGCTGCAGTCGGCGATGCTTTCCGGATCGATCCCCGGCGTTGGCGTCGAGCAATACGCGACCGATCCGAAGAAGTTCGAGGCGGTGCTCTTCAAGCCGCGCGGCTGGGGCTGGATCGATCCGACCAAGGAAGTCGAGGCGGCGGAGAAATCGGTGAAGGCCGGCTTCACGACGCGGGCCGACGTGATCGCGGCCACGGCGGACGGCCGCGACATCGAAGACATCGATCGCCAGCGCGAGCGCGAAATCCGCAAAGAGGCGCAATTGAAGCTGGAATTCACCACCTCGCCGAGCGTGTACGTGCCGGCGGAGACGAAAGCGGGGCAGGGCGTCGCCAAGCCGAAGTTGGACGCTCCGCCCGAAGATGAATCGCCGCCAGGCGAAGGCACCAAGCCCACCAAAAACGGCCCTCCTCTGAGGGCCGTTTCAATTTAAGGAGTCGCCGCAATGCTCAAGCGATCGATTCAGCTGGACCGGGCCGCCGCGAAAAAGAACGAAGGCGGCGATCTCGTCATCCCGATGGCGTTCGCCTCCGAGGAACCCTACGAACGCTGGTGGGGGATCGAGATCCTCGACACCTCCGAGGGTTCGATCCGCCTGGAGCGGCTCAACGACGGGGCGAACGTCCTTTTCAACCACAACCCGAACGACCTGCGCGGCGTTCACGTCAAGAGCTCGGTTCGCACGGACAAGGACAAGATCCTGCGCGGGGATGTCCGCATCACCTCCGCGACGCAGTCCGGGCGCGAAACGATCGCGCTGATCGAAAGCGACGTGCTCACCAAGGCCAGCGTGGGCTATCGCGTGCACAAGGTCATCCAGCAGACCAAGAAAAAATCAGGAGAAAAAATCGAGCGGACGCTCGAAGGGCGGGTGTTCGAGCGCCTGCTCGAGCAAGCGGCCGATGCCGCACACACCCGCGACGCTTTTTATCGCTCGCTCGACGCGGCAGCCGGCGCCATGGATGGCGCTCGCGACGCCGACGGCGAGCCCGATGTTTTCCGAGTCGTCGATTGGGAACCTTACGAGAACAGCCTCGTAACCATCCCCGCCGATGCAACTGTGGGCGTCGGTCGCAGCGCCGACGTGAACGTGTATCAACCCGCGGCAACCGCCGCTCAACGAGAGGAAACCAGCATGAAGACCGAAGCAGAGCTGGCGGCCGAAGCGGAAGCCGCCGAGAAGGCAAGGAAAGCCGCAGCGCAAACGGATCCGGTGCAGCGCGCGCAGGAAGCCGTGCAGCAGATGAGCGCGATGGAGATGGAGAAAGCGCGCCGGCGGGCGATCGAGAACCTGTGCAAGGCCAACAAGCTCGACGACCGCATGCGCGACACCTGGATCGCACAGGGGTATTCGATCGAGCAGGTGTCCGAGGACATCTTGCGGGTCCTGGAGGAACGCGGCAGGACCAATCCGCAGCCGGCGAGCCGGCTCGGTCTGACCAGCGGCGAGACGCAGCGCTTCAGCATCGCTCGCGCGATCACGGCAGCGGCCGCCAAGGACTGGGCGAAAGCCGGGTTCGAGCTGGAGTGCTCGCGTTCCGTGGCGCAAAAGCTCGGCCGCGTGGCCGAGGACTACAAGTTCTACATCCCCTTCGAGGTGATGGAGCGGCCGCTCGACGTGCAGGTGCGCCAGTACCTCGCAGGACTGGGACGGCGCGATCTGACGGTCGCCACGGCCGGCGCGGGCGGCTTCCTGGTGGGGACCGAGAACGTCGGCTTCATCGAGATGCTGCGCAACCGCTCGGTGGCGTTCCGCATGGGCGCGCGGCGCCTCTCGGGCCTGCAGGGCAGCGTCACAGTTCCGCGGCAGAGCGCGGCGGCGACGGCGGTGTGGCTGGCGAACGAGGCCTCCACGCTCACCGAGAGCCAGCAGACCTTCGTGCAGATGGCGCTTTCGCCCAAGAACGTCGGCGCCTACACGGAGATCAGCCGGCAGCTCCTGCTGCAGGCCTCGCCGGGGGCCGAGGGCATCGTCACCGACGACCTCGCGCAGGTCACCGCGATCGCGGCTGACCTGGGTGTGCTCGAGGGCTCCGGCGCCTCCGGTCAGCCGACGGGTATTTCCGGCACGTCGGGCATCGGTTCGGTATCCGGAACGTCGCTCGCCGCGGCGGGGATCATCGAGTTCATGACCGACATCGCCACGGCCAACGTGACGCCGTCCCGTCCGGGATACGTCACCACGGCGGCGGTCGCCGGGCTCCTGATGGTGCGGCCGGAACTGCCGACCACGGGCACCACGCGGCTGTGGATGGGGAACCCGTGGGACGGTTCCTTGTTCGGCATTCCCGCGATGACTTCGAATCAGCTCACCGCTGCCTCGATGATCTTCGGCGACTGGCCGGAAGTCGTAGTGGCGGAGTGGGGCGTTCTCGAAGTCGAGGTCAACCCCTACGCCAACTTCCAGGCGGGCATCATCGGCGTGCGCGCGATCTACTCGATGGACGTGGGCGTCCGCCGGCCGTTCGCGTTCTCCCGCGCAACTACCATTACGTAAACCCAAGCCGTCATGGCGCTGCTGGCGGCGGGCTCGGCGCTCGTCGCCGGCAGTTCACATCAGGAGAGTGCAATGCAATTGCAATCAGTAAAGGTGCGCGTGGTGCGCGCGTTCTACTACGACAAGAAGCCGACCAAGGTCGACACAGTCGTGGAGCTGCCCAAGATCTTCGCCGCCGAGATGGTGGCGGCCCACAAGGCCGAATACGAAGGGGAGCCGCTATCGATGGCGCCGGACAAGGGCGCTGCGAAGGGCAGCAGGCCCGTCTAGATTTCCGCGCGCGAATTCAAAAGCCCGGCTGCGGCCGGGCTTTTTTGTGGGCGCGTGGTCTGTTTTGACAAAGGAGAAACACCATGATGGGAAATCAAGGACAGGCGGCGAAGCCGGTCAAGTTGCTCGATCCGGCTTCGGCGGCGAACACCGCTGCGGCGACAAGCGCGTGGATCGACGTACGCGAGGCCGAGGGCGACATCGTTTTCAAGAACCAGGTCGGGGCCATGACCGGCTCGATCACCTGGACGATCGAGGATGCAACCGATGGTTCGGGCACCGGTGCCGCGGGCGTCACGCCGAACGAGGGCGCCTATGCGGCCGGCGCGGCGAACCAGCTCCAGAAGCGCACCGTGAACGCCAGTGCCGTGCGCGGCTGGGTGCGCTGCGTCGGGACGATCGTCACCGGCCCGTCGTTCGTGGCGGTAAGCATTCTTTACCACCCGAAGTACACCGCCTGATCTGGCCAGGTCTGTCGAAGCAGAACCTCTATAAGGAGTTTTCCATGCAAGCAAT